GCTTCCGAATCGGCCCATTGACCTTGACAGCGACATGGAAGCTGACCAGTCCACACCTGTCGTGGGTGAACCTTGGTGTTCGTGTGGGTCGTATCAGCGTCAGCTCAGCAATCTATCTGACTTTGCGGCCGAGATCCAAGGATTCAAACCCTGGTGCATCCACCTGAGTTGGTTCAACAAGTACCGTGAGCTGCTGTGCAAGCGCACTGAAGCACGGAACGCTAGTCCCAGTGGTACACCTGAGAAGTGTGTTGCCTGGTGGTATGCACCACCCGCTGACCACATCAGTGATGGACGCTTTGTATTGTTGTATACAAACTCAGGTGCACAAGCTCCGCTAACGCATTGGCGGACTTACAAACCACAGGAGGTATTTACGCAGCATGATGCATGGGACTTGTTCTTTAATATGATGGATGCGTCCTATGTACCATTCCCTGGTACTGCACTGCTACAACTTAAGTCTGCCATCAAGAAGCAATGACTTTTCAAATGGGTGATGGCATTGCATATCTGGGAAGCGAATGTCCCAGTACAATCCTTACCATCAAACCCACTGACACAGCAATCGATGATGAGCTACGTGAGTACGCTTTGTCATTGATTGCTAAACCACCCGCAAAAACAATGATGCTATCCAACGGCAAGTACGCTTTGAACTTAGAGCTTGACGAAGACACCTATTGGGGTCTTGTTAAGCTTGGTGCAGAGATCAAAACCGATTGTGAAACCTATGCAGAACACATCCTCCTGGGCCACGTTGAATCCGGACTCGATAAACAAGCTACAGATTAATTGCATTGATGAAGAGGATGGTTCCATGACCATTCACATTGACTGGGATGAGACAGATCCTGATCTCCAATGGTGGACTGACTTAGGTCCGGAGAACCAAAAAACCTTTATCATTGATTCGTTGTATTCTGCTGTTGAGTGCTATGTCGATTGACACCTACGGACTTCCTTCTGAACAATACGAGGAGTTCTTTGAAGACAACATCAGGTTTGCTGCTCAGCTTTATTTGAAAACATGTAACGTTATCAGCGCTGAAGGCGCTGGAAGAAAAGTTGACTTTAAAACAGTTCTTGACATGTACCAAGAAGCTACTTATCAAACCAATGATGATTGCCGGCGGTATCAAAAAACTAATAACCCTGAAGCTATCAAAGACACTGATCTCTTAGGCATCTACCCCTCCAGGGAAGAGCTGCTGGAGGAAATCAAGGCTGTCAGTGCCAAGGTTGAAGCTCTTACTGATTACGTCACAGAGCTGGTCAAGGTCACGACCAAGGGCCTTGAAGGCATTGCCGAAAATCTGGTAGACTGACAACGCCTTGGTACGGGCCGTCCTGGTCATGACGTAAAACTGACCACCCATCTCAATACCACACCATGTTTGAATCCTTGTTTGCCGCCGTACTTCCGGTGATGAAAGACTTACTTTGGGCAGCGGCTGGCATAGCGCTGACCTATCTCTTCAACAAATTTCAAACTCAATTCAACTGAACCATGACCCAGATCACACAAGCTAAACTCAAGGACTTGACCGTTATCAAACTCTACGAGCACTACAATGCTCTTGAAAAATCACTGCCTTTACTTACTCCTGAGTCCCAGGAGCTGGCCAAAGCTGAGCTTGAGAATTGTGCTCACCTACGCTCAGAAAAGATTGATCGTATCTATTACGCAATGGCGTCCCATGAGGATGCACTGGAGCGCATCAAGAAAGAAGGTGAACTCATTACGCAAGCCAAGCGTCACCACGAATCCCAACTGCGGTCACTCAAGGGCCTGCTAAATTATTTGCGTCGGGTCCTGCCACTAGACTCGAACAAAATCACAGGTCGCAATTACCAGTTCACCCTTGTTAAGAAGAAGGAACTTACAGTCGAGGTCTCCACGGACCCGGAGTTTTGGCACACTACAGAAAGAGAACTTTATTGCGTTGAGGAAACAATCACCACAACCAAGCGAGTTGTATTACGATCAATGTCAGGAGAAGTTCTTGACGAAAGAACTGAACCCAAAACAACCACTAAAGTCCTCCCTAATCTCGATGCCATACGCAGCGCCTATCAAGAAGGTCGACAACTCCCACACGGTGTCAAAGTCATCCAAGAATATGCCGTCCGTTCCAAACGCATCTTTGGAGAACCAAAGCTGGAAATGGTTTCATCCGAGTATCCAGGAGAGCTTCTACCAGAAGATTCCAGCGCCGATTGATAGCGATGACGCTCGTATCAAGATGAGCTGTCATGACCATGCCATCAAAGACTTTGATCTTCAACTGGAGATGAATGGTCTACAGCTGGACATGCTTAAAGAAAACGGTGAGGTTATTCCTTACCACCTGGATGAGCATGGTGATCTTGAAGAGAAAAAGCTAAAGCTGTTGGTGGGTAAACGCTTTCACCAGAATGCATCCAATGCCTATTGGTATTACCTCCAGCGGGAAAAGTCAACTAAGTAAATGCTTGTACAATAGGTAAAGCAGTAGGAGTCCCATGGGGGGAGATTCAGTTCTTAACAAATTGATTGCTGGGTTTACCCAAGATGGGACTCCTCTTTCTGCAACGATTGGTTCCAAGATGGAGCATGGTGTTGTCATCTTAACAGCAGCCATGCTTTCCAATGAAAATCTTGCTGCATCAATGGATGCAGAAGAGATGGTCGATGCCGCCATCAATTATTACAATTTGATTCAACAACGTCTTGGTTACTACCAAGAGCATCAGGCGCATTCCCTTGAAAGGCTTCTTGGCAGTTAAATTCCTGCTAAGGTAAGCAAGTCACTACTTCAAGGAATGAAAACCGTTCCCGTGCCTAAGTTGACCTTATCGTTTGCAGTTGACGTTGAGGTTGAATACAATTCATTTGGCGGCAAAACCGCTGATGAAATTGCAGATGCATTACAAGATGAGCTACATGACCTGCTCTTTGAACTAGAGCATGTTGATGGCGTTTCTTCCACACTGACCTCCATTGAATCCAATGACTGACGATCTTGCCAAGAAGCTCAGAACTGCTGGAGCTTTTGATCCGCCGTGGCTTCAAGAACAACTACGCAACTGGAACGTAGCTGCTGAGCAAAAGAAAGCTGACTTCATGGAACACATGTATCAGTGCTCTGGGCGTACCAACGGTCTTTATACCGGTCTGTGGCAAAACTTCTGTCTTACAGAGGCCGGTCCCATCATGCGTGATCGTTACTACGAGATGCTTGAAGCAGTCCGTCTGTATGACGAGATGGTAGCAGAGGGTACTTTGACACCTGTTTCTTAAAACTTACACTGAACACACTTTTGTGATTAGACGTGCCACACTAGTGGTACGTCTCTTTTGTTTTATGGACACCACACAAGAACCCATAAACAGCATCAAAGATTGGCAAGAGTGGTATCGTAAACACCGCATCGTTGCTCAGTTGGATCAACCACTGATCACCAAAAACTCACGTGAAAACATGCACGACACAACCAACGCAACAGACGACACCAAAACAATGTGGATTAATAAAGCACGTGAGCATTTTGCTGACACACTTGCTGAATACCAATGCGAACTGAATGGTAAAGACTTCTATAAAGCCTTCTACCAAGCAGCAGTAGAAGCCATGGACTGCGCAGAAAAAGAATATCAACGTACCAAGGAGCTGGTTGATATGCTGCGTTACCACCACCTTGGTCAAGACTGATGACACGTGCCAATGACCCCGACTACCCTGCATGGGTTTGTCACTGCTGTGGTGAGAACTACGGCACGTGGTACAAACGCGGCACCTATGTAGGACCGCCGCATCACTACGCCACTTACCACCAGGGCACGTGTGGTCTCTGTGGTGCAACAGATGTGACTGTTAGCGAGCCACGTGACTATGGTCACTTACGTTCAGATTGGAGGCGTGAGATAATAAAGAAAGGAAATAGCAATTAAAACAATGCCTATTTATAGAGAGTCAGGGCAAAGTATTATTTATGACGTTGTAAAAGTGCAGACCTGTAGTGGGCAACCATTAGAAACACAAACTGCTGGCACATCAAGCGATGCGTTTGGTCGTCAGCGTATTTCTCAACCGCTCACACTATTTGATTCCAGCCATCGTTACCAAGACAATGGGCTGTGGGCTACAGCAACAGGCGTAAGCTCGACCGCAACGTTTGATGCCAATCAAGGCTTGGTAACACTCAATGTACCAACCACATCAGGTGCTTACGTCAAACGAGAAACCAAACAAGTGTTTTCCTATCAACCAGGGAAGTCCTTGTTGGTTATGTCTACCTTTGTCATGGCACCCGGCAAAACAAATCTAAGGCAACGTGTTGGTTATTTTGGTGCTGACAATGGTCTTTACTTCCAAATCAGTGGAATAACCCCTAGTTTTGTAGAACGCAGTTCAGTATCTGGCTCTGTAACAGAAACTGTTATCGTGCAGAATGACTGGAGTGTAGATAAATTAAATGGCGATGGACCATCTGGTTTAACGTTAGATCTGACCAAGGCACAAATCCTTTGGATGGATGTGGAATGGTTAGGCCTTGGCACAGTCCGTTTAGGTTTTATCATTAATGGAAAATTTATTCATTGTCATTCATTCCACCATGCAAATGAAATTGCGTCTACATATATCACAACAGCAAGCCTGCCATTAAGATATGAGATTGAAAACCTTGGTACCACTGCTTCTAGCAGTACGTTAAAACAAGTGTGTTCAACTGTACTGTCTGAAGGAGGCTATGAGCTTCGTGGTAGACAAAACGCAGTTGGCACTCCTGTTGCAACACCATATGACTTGACAGCAACAGGAGTAAAATACCCTGTTGTATCTATACGTCTTAAGGCAAGCCCAAATCGTTTAGATGCAATTGTTATTCCCACCGCCGTTAGTGTTTTAGGTGTTGGAAATAACGGCATTTTTGAGTGGTCATTACAACAAAACGCAACAACATCAGGAGGTACCTGGGTTAGTGCTGGTAGTGAATCAGCAATTGAATACAACTTAACTGGGACATCAACCAGTGGTGGAACAACACTTGCCAAAGGCTATGTTGCATCTACAACGCAAAGTTCTGTGTCTTTAAATATTCTCAAAGAAGCGTTGTTTAACTTTCAGCTTCGACGTAATAGCTTTACAAGTACGCCGGAAGAATTTTCTTTGTTAGTAGAAACTAAAGCAGCAGGTGATGATGTATATGCTGCGTTAGATTGGGAAGAAATTTCCCGCTGATAAACTAGAACTACTGAACAAACGCCATGTATACTCCTGGTCCTCAAACGGTTGCCGTAGCTCAAACTCCTGCACCTCAAGCTGCTCCAGAGCCACAGGCCAAGCCCAAGGCTCCAAGTAAATCAAAGAATGGTGACGTCGGGGCCTTCATCCAGCAACTGATTAGCCTGATGGGTTACATTCATCAGCTTCAGGTGCAATCTCATTTACTACATTTAAACTATGAGGCTCCTAACTTTTTAGGTATCCACGCATTCCTTAAAGACCAATATGAAGCTCACCTTAGCCAGTTTGATACCATTGGCGAATTCATCCGCTCTCTTGATTACTTAACCCCGATGTGCAGCGAAGGCCTTATGCAGGCTACGCCGCAATTTAAACACTGTGTCAGTTATAAACCTAGTGAAATGCTTGGTACATATTACAAAAACCTAGAAGAACTTGGAATGATGGCCAAAAAATTAGAAAAAGTGGCTGCAAAAGTAGACGCAGTAGATGTGCAAAATTATCTTGCAGAGCTTGTTGGAGAAACATTCAAAGCGGCTTGGTTCCTCAAAGCCTCACTTCGCAACGCTTAAGCCTAGAATAAAAGAGTAGCGAGGTTGCAGCCTCCTACTCCACGGTCACCAAAGCACTGGTAACATGACAATTTTAACAAACCCCCTTCCTCCCTTTGAGTTTGTAAATAATTTATTTAGTATCGATGACTCTTCTCCTAGCGGTTTGAGGTGGAAAAATCCGATATGCGCAAGGCTAAAGCCTGGGGACGTTGCAGGTACACTAAGAAAAAAGAATAAATACTGGCAAGTACAAATATCCTATAACAAAACCTCAAAGATATATTTTGTGCATAGAGTTATTTTTTATTTAAAAACAGAAAAAGATCCTGGTTTAAATTATATAGACCATAGAAAAAACAAGGAAGATAATATGTCAATACGAGAAGCGACACCTGCTCAAAATCAGGCAAATAGAATCAAAATAAAAACCTATGGAAATAAAAAAGTAAGTAGCCAATACAAAGGAGTCTCTTGGGATAAAAACAGAAACAAATGGTTAGCTGCAATAATGAAAGAAAGTAAAAAATACAATCTTGGACGATACAATCTAGAAGTGGACGCTGCTTTGGCTTACGATAAAAAAGCTAAAGAACTTTGGGGAGAATACGCAAGACTTAACTTTCCCAATGAATAAGCCTGTGGCAGTTGCAGCAAAGCGGAATGCACTTCTCAATCTCTGCTTCGACGCTGCTCCAGGCGTAGCCGTGATTCACCATAGATGAGATGTTATTGTCCTTCTCACCTACGTGGTGGAACTCAAGGACACGGTGATCATCCAGCCCACACTTTTCGCATTGCAAAGTCTTCTTGTACTCCAAAAGCTTTTGTCGATTCTTGTCGATACGTTTTTTGGCGTTGGCCCAGGTCACGTATAGTTTTTACGCACGCGTAACTATAATTTATCAGTTTTCTTGATAAACGGTGTTTATTGAGATTCTCGATAGCACCTGGATAGGATTCGAACCTACATCGTCCTGCAGCGGCAGTAACCGTCTTATCCAATTAGTTCGCACCAGGTGTGATCGGAGATGCAGGATTTGAACCTGCGACCCATTGCTCCCAAAGCAATTGCGCTACCAAACTGCGCTAATCCCCGAGTGACCCCCAGGTTTGTGCATCATCTCTATAGACCATTTTCCTGATATCAAGAAAATGGTCTACATCTGAGAGCTAAGCATAGGGGGTGTTGTTAAGGGCAAGGATGTCCGCCTACGTTCACCGACCATCGCTAGTGCCGTGTTGCCACAAACTTAACGGTGAATCTACGATGCGGCCGAGGGGATCCTTTGTTTAATGCAACGTTCCTTGTTGCACCCTTTAGATCGGTTGGGAATCGAACCCAAACTCCAACTGCATTGTCTGCGTGTCATGACCACTAGACTACCGACCGATAGATGGAGCAAGCGTGATACACCTCAAGGATGTAACAGTGGCTTGCCCTCTATCACGCAATCAGCTAGTACAGATGCTTGAGTCAAGCAACCCCCACTGATGCACCATGCCGACAGAGCAGTATGGTTGGTTGTCGGGGAGGGGGCGGATGCACATCTAAGGCAATTTAAAATTACCGGCTTCCTATCCTCCCCATTTCCGGTGTTACTGACATCTCCAGTTACTACACCGGCTACTCACTGGAGATGGCCTGGGTACCCAGGACTTAAGCGCCCCATCATAAGAGAGGGGGAACCCATTTATTCTACATGCTTTACGTCGTAGATGTAATGGTCTGAGGTCTCTAGCTTCCGTTTGTTTTCCACGGAGTAAACCGTCATATCAATCTCATAACCTGGATTGCTCTTGATGCGATTGAAAGTCCAGGCGTTGTCGTACCAGATGATTCGGTTATTGGGATACGCATAGTAGTTGCCGCTGTCCATCTTGAAGAGATGGGCGCACTTATGCTCAGGTGTTTCTGAGAAGTTGAAGTCGGTAGTCCCTTTGTTCTCCCATGACCAGTCAAGTGTAAACATATAGGACCCAAGGGCTTTGTCACCGTTAGGTTTGATCAACTCCGCCTGGAGGCCGGCAAGACGGGCGCGTTTCTGTACGTCAATATATGGTGAGAAACAGTCCCAGTACATGACGTCTTCCAGTGGTTCGATGGGTGCGTCAGGCTTCCAGCAGAACGCATGGAGCGGACGCCTGGTCCAGTTGACGCCATTCTCAAGGAATGCCTCAAAGAGCGGCACCCGTTTCTCAAGGCTAGCAACACAGTGCACGTCACATTTCGTTACCTCACCATGGCCTTGGGTGTGGTTGTAAAGGAATTCGTTTCGTATGTAGCACGACCAATCGGGAAGATTGTGATTCAAATATGCCATGTACAAAAAATCCCGGTGTATACCGGGATCATACTTCCTTCCCACTCAAGCTGTTGCTAAGCACTACTTCGTAACGTGAAGGAGCGTTCGACTATTAGCTCCGGAGCGGTATTGCTCCGTGTGTCAGCATATCACTATTTTTTCTTCTTGGCGGCTGCGGCTTTCTTAGCCTCAATCATTGCCTTGAACTTATCGCGAGCAGCAGCTTGCTTGTCAGTGCCGCCTGCTTTGCCTTTAGCAGGAGCTTCTTTGCCCTTGGGAGGAACAGCTTTGCCTTTAGGGGGAACTGCTTTAGCCATGATCTTTTAAGTATCTCTACTGATTCTATAATTACTTACCTTGTTTGTAACGACGGGCGGCACGTCCTGCTTTCTTGGCACGTTCAGTGTTAGGCACAAATTGTTTGCCTTGTTTACTACCAGCTCTTTTCTTTTGGTCAGTCTCCTCACGTTCTTCTTTAGACAGTGATGCCCACGCACTCTCTGGTAAGTAGCGTTTGGTGTAGCCTTTCTGTATAGCTTTGTCTGCCATTACTTACTGTCCTTGTATTTCTTGGCAGCAGACTTAGCTTTCCCTCTTTTTTCATACTCATCTTTGGTCATCCACTTTTCTTTGCCCCACTTCTCTAAATCTTTTTGCTTTTCACCCTTGCCGCCTTTATACCCACCACCAGCTTCTTTGTACTCATTAGCAACAATCTGAGCCTTACGTGCAGACCACTGACCAGGCTTGCCGCCTTTAGAGCCAGCCATCACACGATCTTTGATTCGCTCGCGTAACTCTGGTTTAGAGTACTTGCTATCATCCTGCGCCACGAGGATCTTTATTGCGTTCTTCTAGTATTTTACGATACTTACACGGACGCAATAAACACTCCATCTCCTTGGCGGTTGGATGAGGAATGGGTAAGTTGTCGAAGTATTTTTCGAGGCGTTCAGCCTCGGTAACGATTCGTCTTTTCGTCATCTTTCTTGGCGAATTGCTGCATCAAATCATCAACTTGCTCTAGGGATTCCAGGCGGCAAAGGATATCAGAGATCGTTGTAATAGTGATGGGATGCTCAGTGCGTGCGGCAAAAGCCAAGGCATCACGCATGCATTGAGCAGCGCCATCAATTGACTCTTTGACTTGAGTGGAAAGAGACATCTCTGATACCCGTGGTCCTCTTACTATAGTAAACATAACAGCTTCTGTGCTGTTTATATTATGACCCAAGGCAAGAGTCTTGGAAAGTACGGATATCTAGTACCAGATCCAACCAATCTGATAAGAGTCAAACCAGGGATCAATTCCGATTGACTGCATCAACTCATAGACCAGGCGTCCTTTACCGTGGCGGCGTCCATCAGGTGCTTTGATATTATCGTCAACAACAATTAAGGTGCCAGGAGCAAGCAGGGAATAAGCTGCAAACATCTCTTTGAGATGGTGGGCGGCAGGTGCCCAGTCATTGTTCCAATCGGTGATGTTGTACGAATCCAGGTAAAGGAGATCGCATGCACCAGCGAAGGTGTCAAGAGCTTCTACGGAGTCAGACTCGATGACCTCGGCATGCTTGGTGGACTTTTGAGCCAGGGCACAGGCACCTGGATCAATGTCGATTGAGATCAACTCACCTTCTCCACGGATGTCGATGTAGTTATCGAACAACAAGGTGGAGCAGCCATCGCCTGTATAGTTGTCCCGTTCGCGGTATGTACCAGTTTCAATAATGACTGGTGCAGTGCGTTCGTCTAGATGCTTAAAGATCTTTTCAAAGGTATGCTGACGTGCGCCCAGCTTGCTTTTGATGGGGTTAAAGTAGTCGTCCCAAGTGCGTGCCATTGTTATAAGTCGACTCGTGTATAAGAAATCTCTTTGGATTGTAGCTCTATTTCGTACATGTCGGCCTCAATGGTTTCTACATCTTCAAAAGCTAAGCCTTCAAAGCAACCTGTACGACAGTCGTCATCAAAATCAAAATAGAAGCGGCTTAAGTTCGATCCCATGGGTTAGGCACCAGATAAAGAGGAAGGTCATTGCCAACATGGCAAGACGACCGTTGACACGCTCGGCGTACCAAAGGTGATCGTCAAGGTTTGTGTGCCACTTCCAGAAGCGGAGATCGGGTGACATCTCTAGGATCCACTCCCAGAGGGCAGGGATCATCCAGCTAAAACAAGAGATGTAGCCCTGTAGGCCAAGAAGAAACTTGTTCATTGACGAGATGCAACTTCCATGAAGAACAGGTATGCATCCATGCTAATGACGACAAGCATAGCGCCAAGGATCGAGGCAATTGCGTAGTTGAATCCGTCCATCATACGTAGTCGATTTATCTGTTAAGCTAGCAGCAATATACAAAACCATCAATGGTTGCTAGACTGAATACATCAGATCCTTGGATCAAAGCCAAGGAAGAGCAACCTGAGATGATGCGGTCACTAAATAGGACCGCTGCCAGAATTACGCTTAACGGAAAACGTCACTATACAACTCCGTTACCCACTGGACCAGCGCCGTCCGTAACTACTATCATCAGTGAGACGGCTTCCGAAGCAAATAAACGGAAGCTTGAAATGTGGTCAAAAGCTAACCCAGGTGTCAAAGAAGCTGCCGCCGAACGAGGAACTGCCATTCACTACGGCATGGAACAGTACCTCAAAGGGAATAAGACTCCGGACATCAAGGATGAATACGCGGATTTCTGGGCGGGAATGCCGCCAATTCTGGATCAATTTGAAGAAGTGCTTTGGGCCGAGTCCCCTGTTCTGGATAAGTTTGACTTCACTATTGGTGCTGATGACGTTGCTCGCGTCTGGGGTTGTGACTCAGAAGGTCGTGCTTGGGCCGGTGCTCCTGATATTATTGGTGTCGTTAGCAATAAGTTGACGCTTGCCGACCTAAAGACCAGCGTCAAACCATACAGCCGTAAGTGGCCAAAAGATTTGGAGAAGGGGTCCCAGGAGTGGAGGGATCTGCTTGGTGGCCATCTTAAGTTTAAAAAAACATGCAAACAGCTAGCCGCATACGACATCGCAATTGAACAGACCCTTGGCATGACTGTCCAACAAGCAGCAATCCTCGTATCAACGCCTGTCCGTACACAAATCTTTAAAATCTCCCGAAAGTTTTTAGATTCCCTTCGGGAAGATTGGTATGCAATTGTAGCTGAATACTATACTCAAATTGAAAACTGTGGAGTTTATGACCCAGATTTGATTTAATTTGTGGCTTACAATCCCAGCGGTAAAATGGAGTGCAGAAAGCGGCTGGCATGGACAATTGCCTGTGAGCGGGCGGTTGTTACAAGAGAAGATGCTTCTCATCTTTACGAAAAGATGATGAAAGAATTTGATGCAATAGATAGGCGGGCACAGTATAAAGAACGTGAGTCCAATGAGTCTCAAGTAACTTAATAAAAACTTGGTAGGCTCCATGGATTGGGAGCCCTAGGATACTAGAACACACAACCAGGCCCTCCCCATGGACGTACACGTCGGCTTGGGTGAGTGGACGAATAGTCTCATGAGTCGCATGTCAAGTGCGATGGACGGGGATTGTTTTGTTCTGCCCACCCACATGCATCTTCATGCGTACACAATCTTAAAGGAGGCCTCCTTCCCCGAGCGGGTGTTTAAAGTAGAAGTCAAGAACGCAACGGAAGTATGACAAACCAGAATCAGAAAGCTCTTAAGCCTGGCGAAATTCGGCTGGATTACATTCCGTTGGATTGGCCACTTACTCCCTTAGGTCCTAACAAAGATCCTTATGTACAAGGCTGGCAGAACAAACCATTCAGTGTTAAAGAAATTGAAGAAGAACTGGCAACAGGGGACTGTAGTGCAATCGGCTTGTTGGGCGGTCCTGCTTACAACCATCCCTATGGCTTGGTTTGGGTGGATGTTGATGGCCCAAGCGTTTATCCCCTCATTGAACACATCTCTGGACTCCCCCTCCAAGACGCGTTGCCTGCCACCCTTACCATCTTCAGTGGTAAAATCGGCCGCGAACGCAAACTCTACAAACTAGGTCGCGATAAACACAAGCATTTTCTTCGTAATAAGTACACTTGGCACGGGGAAGAAAATAAAGAAAAGCTTGAGATCCTTTGGAAGAAGCACCAGGGTGTCTTAATGGGTGTACACCCAGAGACGGATGGTTACTACACAGGAGAAGGACTGGGATTTGAGTGGTCTGATTCACTGCCCGAACTCCCGGATTGGATCCTTAATAACATCATCACTAAGAACGCCAAACAAGGAAGTCCCGCACAAGAAGTCTCACGTGTGGTCGGTGGTAACTTTGCCATCCAAAGTGTCATCGGTTTGGATCGTGATATCCAACTGGCGACCGAAGCAATGTGGGGTATGCCTCCAGAAGCGACGGATGACTATGACATCTGGATCATGGTTGGTCAGTCGCTTCATAGCTTGGATGAATCCCTGTTGGATCAATGGGATGAATGGTCCAAGCAAAGCGATAAGTACAAAGATGGTGAATGCCACAGACGTTGGCTCTCCTTTAGTAAAGGTGGTGGTCGTGGTATCGGCTCACTTATCCATATTGCCCAGGAAAATGGATGGACGCCATCACAGGACTACCGCGTACAAAGCGTTGATGACGCAACACTAGATGCAATTGCTGCAATCCTACCCAACCTTGAAGGTGACACATTAGAGCACATGGAAAGAGTCTTAGCACAGAACGCAGAAACCCTTCAAGCATCAAAGTCTCCTCTAAAAACAAAACCATCGACACGCAGCAGGAAAAAAGAACAAGACGGAGAAGCACCCAAAGATGCAAAAGGGCACAACAGACCATCACATGAGGTAGCGGATCAACTTCTTGTTGCTTACGCAGGTGATCTGTTGTTTAGTCAGCCCCACAACCAGTTCTTTCTCTATGACAGAAGGAAGGGGCTATGGGAGAAGAAGACCAAGATTGAGATGTTTGGCAGCATCAGGGAAAACCTGAAAGATCTGGCGGCATCTGGTTGGTTGCCCAGAGGGTTTAACCACAACTTGATGGAAGACATGTATAAACAACTTCAGGCGTTAGTGCCATTTGATGACTGGTACGACGGATCGGACTACCTTCTGTTCACCAATGGGATGCTTGAGGTTAGTACCAGAGAGCTGCATCCGTTCCAGCGGGATCTGTATATGACACAGCAGATGCCGTATGAATACGACCCATCGGCTACCTGTGAAGAAATCATTAAGTGGCTGAAGCATACGCAACACAATTCATGGAATCGCACGCAAGTGTTGAGGGCATGGTTGCGGGCAACACTGCTTGGTAACTATGAAATCCAGAAGTTTTTGGAGATTGTTGGCCCAGGTAAGTCGGGTAAATCGACCTATGCAAACCTGGCTGTGGCATTGGTTGGACGCAGTAATACCTACTCCACAGACTTCGAGAACATGGAGAAGAACAGGTTTGAAGCCGCTGCTTACATGGGTAAAAAGCTGCTGCTGTTCCAGGACGCTGATCGTTGGGGTGGTTCCGTATCAAGATTAAAAGCAATCACTGGTAATGACTGGATTCGTTCTGAGCGCAAGTACCAAGGTGAAGCGCTCGATCCCTTCCAGTACCATGGGATGGTCATCATCACGGCTAATGAAGCTATTCAGTCCACCGACTATACTTCTGGCCTGGCTCGTCGCCGTCTCACTATTCCGTTTGACCGTCCATTTACTGGCGGCCAAGCAGAACAAAAAGAACTGATCAAGTTTGATAACAAAGGTAATCCAGAAGGTGAGTTTGCGCCGCTGCTACCAGGGCTTGTGAACTGGTTGTTGGATATGCCAGAAACAGAAATGCGTTCCTACCTAATGGAGACCGCACAGCATGTGGACTTCTTCCAGAAGTATGAGAAGGAGCAAAGCCTGCGTTCTAACCCTGTACTGGATTGGATGAGTCAACACGTCATCTATGATCCAGGTGCAAGAGCTGTGGTTGGTACCTGTAAGAATGCACAAGGTTCCAATAACTTCTACCAGAATTGGCAGCAATGGCTTTATGCAAGCTATGCAGAGTTTTGCCGTAGTTGCAATGTTGGTTTTGTTGGTCGTGGCCGATTTGAGGTCCTGTTCTTTGACATCTGTAAGCACCAGCTCAAACTCAATGTCTTCAGTAAGAAGACCAATAAAGGTTTGATGGTCTTCAATGCTGTTGTTAGGGACTCGAATCCCAGTAAGTATGATTCCTATCCGTCGATTGTTGAGGTGGCCTCTGATCCACAGAAATATCTGCCGTTGTATGGAATGGATATCACTACACCTACTAATGCGACAATGGAAGATATTGCACAAGTCACGTGAGTAATGGCCGTCACCTGATCTTGGATCTCTATGACTGCGATCAAGAGATCCTGAATGACTATGAGGAGCTTCAACGCTTGCTTGAGGCTTCTCTTGTCATGGCCAAGGCAAACGTCCTACGTATCTTTGGAGAGAAGTTCCAGCCGCAAGGGGTAACGCTGTTGGCATTACTGGCGGAATCCCACGCATCTATCCATACGTGGCCAGAGATTGGCTATTGCGCTATCGACCTTTACACCTGTGGTGATACAACGCAGACGCATCGAGCGGCTGAGTTTTTGAAAACAAAACTCAAAGCAAAAACAGCGGAAGAGAAAGAGTTAGTACGGTCAATAACCCCGACCAAGTTGACGCTCTAACTCTTCAATCTTTTTATCCTTTTCTGTTTTAATACCAAGGGCTCCTGATAACATACCCCCTAAACCCATTCCAACAGCAACGCCAACCTCGTCACCAATAAAACGACCCGCTGCCCGTCCCAGGTGCTCGCCTGTAACTGGTTTTGCATCTTTCAAAAGAGTTTCAAATGTAGCACCAATATCTACATTTGTGCCTGGGACTGTTTTACCTTTTTGTAACATTGCCATCTTCATAAGATTGTTATCCATCCTTGCAGCAGCTTCTATGTTGATTAAATTCTCTACTTGATTAAAGCCTTGATTCATTACTTGTTGCGCTGCCACCCCGACTTGTTTGCGTTGTTCTGGTGACATATTCTCAATTGTCTCAAGTCCTGCACGTGCTTGACCGGCAGCGCCAACGACTGTGTGATACTTTTTAAAGGTTTCTGCGTCAACACCATATTTACCCGCAAATGCTTGAGGATTTTGCAAAGCTTCATTTAAAAGCTGTGCAGATGTTTGTTGTTTTAGTTCTTGTTTGATTTGACCCTTTGCATAACGAGCTTGTTCGGCTGCGCCCTTGGCTAAAGTTTTTTGACCTGTTGTTCGGCCTATCCCAGCTAAAACACCTTCTTGATTTTTTAAAGCGTTGGGATTAACTGCTTTGCCTATACGCGCTCCAATAGATTTACCTAATAAACCAATACCAACACCACCGGCAATGCCCGCCAAAGTTTGGATAGCAACTTGAGCTGGAGGTGTGTCAGTACCAAGTTGAGTAAGGCCTGCTGTTCCGCCAAGTAGAGTCCCTTCTACAGCTTCTTGAAATAAGTCATTTCCTTGAAGCTGCATAAATTTACCAGCAAGTGCAGCCTGGTTCATATCACTTGTTTTTTACTAGTCTACGTTCCTTTAATTTTCGGTATAGTAAATCGAGAGTAACTCAATTGCTTTGAAAAAGAAAACTAAGGTGCTGTGGTGTGGCGATATCGTCGCCATGACTGGATTTGCACGTGTAACTGAAAACGTCATCTATCGACTGAAGGACGACTTTGAAATCGTTGTGCTTGGCCACAACTGGTGGGGAGATCCCTGTGATCAACAGAAGGATTTCAAAATGTATCCTTCGTCTAATCGCTTCCAGACTGCACCGTTTGGTGAGCAACGCATTAGGGAAGTCGTTGAACGTGAACAACCTGACATTGTGTTCACAATCAATGATATGTGGATTATCAATGAGCAGTACCGTCAGATCCAGGATCTGCACAAACAAGGCAAATTTAAGTTTGTGGGGTATGCCCCCATGGATTCGTATGGATGGATTGGTTGTCTAGATGAAACAGCCAATGACTGGGATGCCATCATTTCTTATACGGAATTTGGTGCGCACGAATTCGTAAAAGGTGGTATCCGGAAACCCATCGCTGTCATTCCCCATGGTGTGACACCAGGGCAGTTCTACCCCTTGGATAGGAATGAATGCCGTCGCAAGCTGGGTCTTGCAGAAGACTTATTCATTGTCTTCAACGGGAATAGGAATCAGTTCAGAAAACGACAGGACATCACGATCCAGGGCTTTGCCAAATTTGCGGTTGGTAAGCCAGAGGCTCGGCTGTACCTGCACATGGGCCTCAAGGACCAAGGCTGGGATGTGATGGGTGTCTTTGCCAGGGAGATGTCGAAGGTGGGACTGGATCCCAACGGACGCATCATCATGACCACGCAGACGGATGGGCCGCCGAACGTATCGGTGGAGATGCTCAACATCATCTACAACGCATGTGACGTGGGCGTCAACACCTGTAAAGGTGAGGGGTGGGGTCTTGTCAACTTTGAACACGCTGCATGTGGTGTGCCACAGGTTGTGCCTGACCATACGTCCTGCAAGGAGATCTTTGAAGGGTATGGCGAATTGATCCGTTGTGACCACGTTGATGTGGATACCAACTACGCACGTGAGATGCCATGTCCATCCTCTGAGCACCTTGCTGAGATTCTGGAGGATCTATACCACGACCAGATGTATCGGGAACATGTGGGCCAACGCTGCCGGGAACGGGTGATGGATCCACAGTTCGCATGGGACACAGTTGCGTCTCAATTTGGCGGCATCTTTGAGGATGTCATGAACCAGGTGGATCATTCAGTCCCAGTTAAGAACAGTGAGAAGCCACGGAAACGGAAGAAAAGCCGAACTCTGCGGAAAGAGATGACAACTGCTGTAAGCTAATCGGGTCCAAGGGAACCAAGGCCTCTGCTTCGGCAGGGGCTTTTTTGTGCCCATAAGAAGGTATGCGCAGCTGATAGGCGCGACAACCGTCTTGTACCCGTGTTGACAGGTGCTACAACCTTCTTGCAAGGGGTGATACAACGTCCGTATTTTCCTTAGGAAAGCCGTGAGCATGTTTTTTTAAAAGTGTCTCTAATGAGAATAACTCTCAGTATTAAATGAGACGCAAATAAGACAAAACTAAGAAACGAGACACTTTAGTTAAAAACTGCTCACGACTCTAATAAAGAAAATAAGAGTGTTGTAGCACCACCCCGCCGGGGGGTTTAGCTGCTTATACCTTGTAAATACCTGGCTAATGCGCTAAGCTTCCTCTGTTCACTACTCCTTGGTGCCAGTGGCCCGTACTTATCACGAGATGCCGCCCTTGTGGTGGGTCCAGGAAAATCTGGAACTGACTGCTGACCACCCTTCTGGCCTTGTGTGGAAAACATCGGATCGTTACCATGACGCAGGGGATGTTGCAGGGAAGCTTTTAACGCATGGACGGTTTTACACCGTATCTATACTTGGTACGCGTTACACTGCACATCGTGTGGTTTATTACTTGCGTACGGGTATTGATCCAGGGGATGCAGATGTGCTTCACGATAAAGACAATATTTCACGCGACAATCGCTTAAACCTTACGCTATACAAACGCAAAAATCGTCCGGCACCTAAGTATCGGCGTCGCGTACGCGATGAAGATGGTAATCTTGTCTATCGCGAGCCTGATACAAACTACAAATTCGTCAACAAAACCACGTACTGACTTTAAAACAATGGCTTACGTTACCAAAAAACTTCTTCTTTTAGCTGAGTCCATAACAACGCTTCCTTTTATTGAAGGCATTCATGAAATGCCAGAAGAATACTTGAACTTTCATGGCTACTATCGTGGCTATTATTGTGTTCATGGACACCGCATACGTCACAAAGAAGAACATTGGTGCTATGAATGCGTTCGCAAGATCCAAAGCAATGCTTGCGGTTTTGACCTCAATTACCTCAACAAGAATTACAAGGCACGGCTTCTTGGTCTCTGGAACCAGATCGCTGTTGGTGAATGGGATGAGTGCTGGGAAGTGCCTTGGCTAGGAGGTAAACGCATACGTTTTCCTTCGTATCGCAACTTCTACAACGACAAAACGAATGACAACATTAGTGTGCACAAAGCAATTTATCAATGTGCATGGGGCGATGTCGGCAAAATGTTTGTGACCCGCACGTGCAAAAACAAAGCCTGTCTCAACCCTCTACATTTAGTTTCAAGTTGGAATCGCACATTTCCACCTAAAACTATTCACCCATTTTGTGTTGAGTTTGACCCAGCAAAGTCAATGCACTCGGCGCAAAATCAGTTAAGAGATAAACCTCTTCCTGTTGTGGAGCAGCAATACAAAAACACAATTCAACATCCGTTGGTACACAAAAATACCCCGGATTATGATGAGACACAGGAGTTGTACTACGGGTCATATGTCCAGGAGTTCGGTAAGTCAACCGCAAAGAACTCAGAATAATCCTTTAAATCTCGGTACGTTCAGTCAAACCACACTGCGTTACCTTAAAGGCACTCTTGGTCCACAGTGGAAAGTTATTGGACGTGCTGATACCAATCAAACCTCTAACGGTGGCATTGGCGGCGGCACGTTCAATCATTGGTTTGTTGCCACACTAGCTACTCCCGGTTGGATCATTCTTACCAAGGGACCACCACGTCCCAGGTACATTCAAGTTTCTGCCTATGACCTAAACAAAACACCAATCCAAGGCAACCCAATCTTTGATGCAGATTCTGTTCAGGTAGATACCAATGGGTCTACTTACATTCCGTATTTAGATACGGTAATGAGTGCACAGTCTGATCTATACAACACATACATGCGTAATCGCCTGGACCGAGGCGATGACCGTTATTACCCATTGAGTGCAGGCAGCTATCTCATCTGCATCTCTTCAACACGTAACGAAACACTTGAGTACGAACTTGGTGTTGTCATTGAGTTCCCAACGCAAGAAGCTTTTTTTGAACTAGAAGACTCCGATGGTTCAGTTTGTTTACAAGAAACTGAAATTGATGCGGCAGAAATCGTTGGTCCAATCTTAAGCGATTTAACAATTAGTGTTAATTCGTTTTCTGAAACAAGTTGTGAGATTGCATCTGGTGTAACAGTGACCGTCAATCCGGGAATCACCTGGTATATCGGTGAACGCATCCCTGCTGCGGACTATGATAATTATAAGATTATTCTTGAAGTAGGAGATGATGCGTATTACGACACAGTTCATGACCATTCCTTGTCGGAGTGGCAAAATGCATGGGAGAGGGAACATCAAGACACTGATCGCTTCCCTGAACTCTTTCTTCCTCTAACTAACAGGCCATGATCAAACAACTACTTGCCTTGTTCCGCAAAGAACCGCCTAAACAACACCCTCGTATTGCTTGGATGCGCTACTGTATAGAAAACCCTGGTGCACCAGGTTGTCGTATTTATGATGTCTAATGGAACCAAAAGAAAAGCCTGAGCCAAAAGAACTCAAGCCAAGGCCCGTTTATACGGAAGCAACTGAAAAAGACTGGGAAGATTTCTTTGCTGTACAAGAAGATCTTGACAATTTATTTGATCGATGACATCCAGTCTTACAATAAAAGAAACGGGAGATACCCATGACCCACCTTAACCAGTATCTTGAAATTGCACTGGCAATTCATGCCGCTGCATCAATGATTGTTGCTCTTACTCCGACTCCTCACGACAATAAAGTCGTAGAGAAACTTTATAAGCTGATTGAAATTGCTGCTTTAGTCATTGGCCGCGCCAAGCAACGCTGATCAATCAGGCAGTGGTTGAAACCAGAACACACATCCACCTTGCTCTTCTACCCAATCTCTAGTTTCATATGCGTGCTCCTTTGGTAAGGTCACGCATTTTTTATCGTCGCCAATTTGCCAGCAAATATTTACCTTAATCTGCGGCTCTTTGTATTTTTTCACATTAATAGACCCAACGGACGCGAGGCTTGCCTTCTCTGATTCCAAGATGGACGAATCCTTTTGGTGCACCATAGCCTAGCGAGTAAGGCCAATTTTTGTCACACCAGTCTTGCACAGTGTAGACACTGACTCCATCGACGTAAAAGTCAATAGCGCCTTTGGAGGGAGCACTGTAAGTGTGCTCACTGTTTTTGGCGCCACCCACAGATTGATTAATGGGTTCTGGACGAGAAGCACTGGTGATGATCAATGGTTTGTTACCAAACTGTTTACGTACTTTTTCAAGGAATAAACACAGTTCTTTTGCTGTGTCGCATTGATACTGTTTTGTAAAACGCCGAGCCTCCTGATTCAAAGTTAATTCACCGTACGTGATGTTAGGCGTGATCTTGTACGTGAATGGGCTCCAGGGATTGAAGTTGTTGTTGTGTGGGTTAGGATCTTCTTTTTCTCCAATGTTTTGGAGCTGTCGATCCATGATCTGAATCAACTTGGTGGCATAGTCAGGATCTGTTGCGTAGGATTCTTTAACCAATAGACGAGCACACTCATTCCTACTACTAGCTCGATTGACTCCTTTAAAGCGGCCAAAGTCTTTGTACCAACGGTCAACAAGGTAATGGACACAGGTTTGTAAGTCGGGAAAATCAATGAAACCAGCTTTGATCGTGACCCATTGACCGTTGATGAACTCTTGTGTGTTGACACTAGAGCCAGATCCTTTCAGTCCAAAGTAGTTATGTTGACCTGACGTGTGTTTGCCCCAGCCGGATTCAAGCGCCCATTGTGCAGCAACACATTCCGGCCATGTAGCACCAGCTTGCTTAGCAGCCGCAAGTACACCGTCCCAAGTATTATCTACAATTGGAGCAGGTTTTGGTTTATTACGGTACTTCTCAGCAAAAGACTCCAGGATCTCAGGTGTTAACTGAGCCTGGAGCCATTCTAATGCGTCAATTTGCTGAGGTTCTCCTTTGAAAAACTTAGCGGCGTCCGTGAGTTTGATTGACATTTATCGACCTAGAGCACTACAAATACTCTAGGTCAGGTCAATAATCAAGCAGGTACGGCTTCTTTGACTTCAGTGTCTTCCACTGCTTCTTCCTCTGGTGCAAACTCAATTGTATCAATCAGTTGACCGATGAGATTAGCAGAGAAAGCAATCAGGTTGCCATCACCAGTGGCACGTGCAGAACCAAAAGAATTGATGGCGCTAACTAGCTGAGACTTTGTGCAAGCCATAAGGAACAGATAACTTCAAAGAGTATAACAAAAATCACCAGGGGACACCAGCTTCTGAAGTCGGGTGAAGTTTTTGTTGGATCTGGTTGTACAGTCCTTCTTGGATGGTAACAACTTGATCAGGACCCAAGGCTTCAAAAACCCAGTTAAGGACTTCTTCCTTGGTGAGTTGACTAAAAGGCACAAAGGTAGCGGGGTCTGGATCACCAAAACCCACAGAGCCATATGCACTAGCAGATTCACTATCTTCTTCCAGAGATGCAGTCCAGTGTGCCGTGTAAACAGCACCATCAGGACAAGTATTCCCATCAGGAAGATGACGTTCAAGTTGAGCAATATCCCAAGTAGTTTGTGCCATAACAAATGGTTTTTCTTATTTTAAAGCCAGTAACACTAGGGTCAAAGCCTTCTGGCTCTGACTAAAGAATCGACAAACCGCCTTTGTAGTCCAGTCCCACTGTCACGAAAGCAGTGCGAGTCATTTTAATGTCGCCCATGCTTTGCTTAAACTCATCAGTTTCTTTTTCGGGATACTTTGGCTCATACTGCATGGTTTCCGGGTTCAAACAATTGCACTCGGCATCACCAAGGTGATAGGTGTTGAGTGCTGCTTGTGCTTCTTTGATCTGCTCAGAGTCAAGACAAAACGACACTGGCACCTTAAAGGTTGCAATTAAATTCATGGTTACTAGAGCAAGTGACTAAACGGTTTGAGTAAGAATGTTCCACGTTGTTGGAGTAAAGCAATCAGGTCCACATGCTTCGGCAGCACGCTTCAAAAGTTGGTCTTCCGCTTTGCTGGTCCAGCCCATTTGCCCAGATTTCCCAGCGTGAGCGTTATTGATAAGATCAATGCACAGTTGCTTATAGCAAATGCCATTCAGCACGTCCTTCAGTAGCCGATGCACTTCACCGGCGTCATCAACAAACTCACCTTTGTAGTAAAAACCTTCTTCAGTAAAGCGAGCAATTTCTTTAAGGGTTGGACCCATATGGAAATTAATGGAAGGCGGTGTATCCCCACCAACCTCAAGACCTTTGCTGGGCGCAACTGCAAGCTCAGTTGAGGGAGTCACGGATTCCCACGGTCCGTTCCCGTCGAAGCGAAAGCGTTCCTTTCCGTTCGTGCGAAAGACGAGATCGTTGTCGTAATCTTGTTGGGTCATGGTTTCTCGGGAACTGTGGCCAGGAGCGGGAGGTGCAAACTCGCCGCTCCACCACATTAGACCATGTGGCAACCATCCGGAAATTCCAGATAATTCAGCCAGGCACAGTATTGGAGGGGACTCGTCTAGCTGTCTTCAAGAGCAGAAACTCGTGCGAGGAGATCTGCATTGCTGGCCTCAAGGGTTTCGATGCGCTCCATTGCTTCCTGTAGCGCCTTCACTGCCTTCATGTAAAGCACCGAGTAGTTCACCGATTTGGTGACGGTGCCAAGGTCGTTGCCTTCAGCGTCGCGGTTGGGGGATTCGGTGACCAGGCCGGGGGAGACCAGTTCAACTTCTTGGGCGACAAGACCGATTTGGGTGTGGGTCTGGCCTTCCTTGAAGTTGTACTTGCGGACCTGAAGAGCTTTGATGTCAGACCACTGAGAGTTGGCGTCAGCAATGTTTTCTTTCAGCTTGATGTCGGAGATTGCGCCGTAGGAGTTGTTAGTATTTTGGACATTGCCATTTGAATAAACACGGAAAGAAACTGTGCCGCTTCCTACACCTGTGCTACCATATACGCCGGTAAGTATTTCTGTAGTTGTTCCTGCAGATTGAGAGGTTGCAGTAACAAGTGTGTAATCTGTAGCTGTTCCAATAAAATCAGTCCGTCCATTATTTCTAATCCTCATCCGCTCCGTCGGAGAACTTGCCCCGTCGGCAGTAGTCGAGAACGTTAATCCGCCTGGGAGGTCACTCGTAGATGAAACGGTTCCATCAACAAAAGAAAAGATCTTTGCAAACGTATTGCCTGCGTTATCAGTAAAGGCAATTTGCCCAACCGTATCTGTATTTACCATCGACGTAGCAACCTTGCCACGCGCAATGCTTAGGATTCCTTCTCCAGTTGTACCGCCTGCGTAACCCTGAACAACAGCAAGTGCATATTGGCCAAGACCTGCGCTAGGGCTAGAAGACGTGCCAACTAAGAGCCTGCCGCTGGAGTCGATGCGGGCGCGTTCGGTATTCGCACTACTAAAAACAATTGCATTAACGTTTGCATCGCCCCTTGTGCTACCACCCAAGAAGATTTCGCCGCCACCCGCTATAGATCCAGATTGCGCCCGCAAAGTTAAATTACCACCAGATCCAAAAGAATTGAAAATAGTGCCAGAGCTACCATCAAGCTCAAATCCATTGATACGATTGCTAGCAATCGTTAGGTAACCATTTGCATCTATCTTTGCTCTATCCGTATTCGCAGTACTAAACACAATCGAATTGACGTTAGCGTCTCCTCTTGTGCTGCCTCCAAGGAAAATCTGTCCTCCGCCTGAAGACGAAGAAATCTGCGCCCGAATAACTATTGATCCACCTGAGCCAAAAGTGCCATGTATTGCAGCATTTGAAGCATCAAAACCTAGCCCAGTAGATCCTGTATTTCCAAGTTGCAGCAATACTGCAGGGCTTGTAGTGCCAATCCCTACTGACCCTCCTAAAGGGTTAAGCAGGATGTTCCGCGCTGTATTATTTGTTGCGTTGACGCCCTGGAGAACAGGCGAAGTTCCGTCATTGCCAATGGCAAGCAGCGTCGATGCGCTGTAGTTGTGGAGAATGCCGCAGTTTGAATAGCTATTTGCAAGAGTTGTAATTGCAGACCCACCGCTAACCTCAAACCTGCAGTTGGGCGCAGAAGTCCCCACGCCTACGAGGCCAGCGGAGGTGATGCGCAAACGTTCGTTGCCGTTTGTCTTAAAAAGAATCGGGAAAGCTCCCGTATTCTCAAGTGTAGTATTGCCTGTGCCGCCGTTATAAAGTTCAAGAACTCCAGCCGCAGAGCCTCCATCAACCCCAGATCCTTGCTGAAGAACTGAAGCAGCGCCAAGTCCTACCTTTCCATCGCTAAGAATAACTAATCGACGAGTTCCACCAGTTGCTACCGCTACTTGGTCTGCGCCGGGAGAGTAAATGCCGGTATTTAAATCGCCAGTGAATGCAATGCTTGGCGCAGAAGCTGTGCCTGCATCAAATACACCCGAGGTTAAGGTAACAGTACCACCTGTAATTGTGGTAAAACTACCAACGTTACCGGTGACGGTTGCACCAGAGATCTGCGTGGTGAAAACACCCGATGCGAAGTTAGACGTAGTGCCAGTGACTGTTACACCTGATACCGTTTGTCCTTGAATTGTATTTCCCGAAACAGTACCTGTAACGGTAATATTGCCACTAAAAGTTGGATTCTGGACTAAACCAGAGATCGATACACTCTTGTCAACGCCACCATCGGTAAACGTAATGGTGTCAATCTTAATAATTCCGTACGGCATTTTGTTGTCTCTTTTTGTTTATTTTAGCGGAAAAAATTACGCTCAAGGTAAATTAAGAACAGCAAAGTCGCCATTCAACTCTTTATTTGCTTTGTCATAAGCGATTGCGGCCTCTTCTTCTGTTTCAAAACGTCCTAGTTCAATCCTTTTCAATTTATAAGTAATGTATGCTTTCCACTTCTTTCGTCCTGCGTCCCATTTAACACCTCTATATTTTGACGGTTTTTGTCCGTTTTTCTTTCTTGTTTTTATGCGTGCTGCGCAATTTTGCTGTGGAGTAGCAAGTCTTAAGTTTTCAATACAATTATTGCTCGGCTTTCCGTTAATGTGGTCAATTTGAAGATTTCCTGGGTCTTTTTTGTGTGTTAAATAAAAAACAATACGGTAAGCAAGATAGAGTTTTGATTTGAATTTCACCATCCATCGATTTGAGTCTTGATGTAAATATCCAGCAATATCTCCCTTGTCTACAGCAGGTGAAGGACGCTTAATCCAGCGTAGTCCACTGGGGCTTGTTGAATCTAATTTCAAATACTGCTCGACCAGCCTCAGGGGAGGAAGTGGCTTGGCTTGCATTTAGATACTCCATGGTCTTCTATCTTACAAAATAATTAACGGCCCTTGGATTACAAAGCCACTGGCACTACCTGATACAACGCCTGAACAAACGATTGCAGGTGTTGCACCAGATGGTGTTGTGATGGCAAGCGTACTGCCTGTGATGTTTGTAAATACACCTGTTGCACCTGTGACTGTTACACCTGAAACAGTAGTGAATGTCGCAGTCGTACCAGTGGTTGTTGTTCCTGTTAACGAAGTAAAAGTACCGGTTGTTGCCGATGTGGTTACAGCTTGAATGTTGGTACCTGTAATGGTCGTGCCGCTGAGCGTACCAGTGACCTGAACACCAGAAGCAAAGAAGCCAGAACCAAGGACGTTTAAATCACCTGAAACAGTTGTGTTCGTAAACGAAAGGTTGGTTGCTTGAAGAGTGTTAAAGACACCAGTCGTTGCATTGACCGTTGTGCCTGTAATGGTCGTGCCACTAAGATTGACAAAGACACCAGACGTACCTTGGATCGTATTACCAGTGACTGTGGCACCGGAGATACTGGTTGTGAATACACCAGCAATACCGGTCAAGTTTGTAAAGCTGCCAGTGTCTCCTGTGACAAGCAGACCAGAAACACGTGTGGTAAATGTACCGGTTGCACCCGTCAAAGACGTAAAGCTACCGACGTTACCGGTAATGGTTGCACCTGAGAGTTGAGTGGTGAAGGTACCGCTTGCACTCGTCAGTGTTGTAAAGATTCCCGATGCGCCAGTAATTGTGGTAGCTGATACCCTGCTATTAAAAACACCTGACACACCAGAAACAATTGTTGCTGATACACTGTCACCAGTGACAGTTGTACCCGAAAGCGTTGTAAAGGTACCGGATGCACCGGTGAGTGTTGTGTAGCGTCCCGTGTCACCCGTGATGACTGCGCCTGAAAGTAACTGTGTAAAAACACCGGAGATGCCGGAGACATTACCAAAAGCACCCGTATTACCTGTGACGGTTGCACCAAAAACCCTGGTGGTAAATGTCCCAGAAACGCCTGTGATGTTAGAAGCGGTTACCGTATCACCTGTAATGGTGGCACCAGATAATTGTGTCGTGAAAACACCAGATACACCAGTGACAGTACTAAAACGTGCCGTTGTACCAGTTACTGTTGTTCCCGACAGAGTACCGGTGACTTGAACACCGCTAGCAAATTGTGCTGTACCTGTAACGGTTAAGCCACTGGCAACGGAAAGATTACCGCTGACATCCAGGATGGGCGTACCAAGAGCCTGGAATGTGCCTGTGGTTGCTGCAACAGTTGTGCCCGTGATGGTGACACCGCTCAGGTTGGTGAAAACACCTGAAGGCGAACGGACAATCCCACCTGTGATCGTGGCACCAGATAGGTTTTGATAAACGCCTGATGTAAAAGCACTCGTTGTACCAGTCGCTGTCACAACCGTGGCAGTTACGCCATTAACATTCGTGCCCTGTACGTTGGTACCCGTAATGGTGACGCCACTGACGGTACCGCTGACAACTGCGTTGTTTTGTACAACGATTCCACTGAACGTACTAGAACCTGACGCCGTAATAGAATTGAATGAACTTGTACCAGTAACTGTTAAGTTCCCGGAGATAGTGACGTTTCCACTAAAGGTTGCACCACTAGCGGGTGCATAGTACTCATTGAGATATTCCTTGAACTGCGTAAAGGTAATTTTTTTGTTTCGTAGAGTGGGGTCAACCTCAAAAACATGAACCAGCGTTAGCAGGTCCTGTTCATCAATCTCGCCACCACTGATGGCAGGGAATTCTGAAATACGGCGATTGGCCACCTATTTACTACGCAATTCTTTCTCTCAATTATAGATCCGCTTATTTAGCGCACCTTAATCTCGACACGCGGCAAAACATTCGTTACAATGTTCCAGGTCCATTGAACACCTGTCACAATCCCACAAGAAAGCAGGATAACCAACAGGATTTCGGCGACTGTTAAATTGCGTCGCACATAAACAACCTGAGGTTGCTGCTGTGGAATTACTGCTTGTTGTGCAATGGTTTGCTGGATGGCAAGCTCCCGTGCCCTTGCTTTCATCTGTGCCACTAGCTCAGGAGTGATCTGACCGTCCATAGGCTGAGGAATAGGAGGTTGGCTAGGTGGGATTTGCTCTTCCATAGTCGCAAATTGTTTTCCCAAAGACTAACATATAAACAAAGGATGTGTCGGTATGCAGTACGGATTACGCAAAAGTTTAGAGGATATTGCGTACGAACTCAAAGGAATCAAGAATATCCTTGGTTCCATGTGGCACAGTCGTTACGCCAACGGTGAAACAGACGCTTTAAATCCAGAAGCTTTTGCCGATGAGTACATCTCGACAGAAGAATGTGGCAAACGTTTGGGCGTCTCAGATCAAACCATCCGCAATTGGATTGCGATTGGTAGAAAAACACCTGATAAAGGCTGGGTCGAAGGCATTCATTATGTCAATGTCTCTCCTGATGTACACCGTAAAGCAGTCTTAAGGATTCCCTGGAACAGGCTGATTCAGTCTTTTGCCAAAAACGAAGGCCTTGATTTGCGCAATATACGCCAGCATTACCACATGTACAAAAAAGATCGAGGCTTTTTAGAGTAATGGCGCATCGTTTCCAGGGAGTTGAGATTGGTTCTATTACGCTTGAGAACCATGAAGAATTATTGCCTGAATCATTAATCCGGCAAGTAGAGATGTTCTTGCCACCCAGTGGTTCTTTCGATGATGCGTGCCTACGTAGGTACCTCGAAAACTTAAAAAACTATGAAGAGGAAGACGCTAACTCTGGCATGACTCTTGCCAATCGATTGCGTCTTGCGTTCCAGGACTTAAACGCTGATACAATCTGCGGTAAGTTCCCCCAAGCAGAATTGCCTCTCAAGAGGAGGTTGCGTTGCGTTGCCGAATACCTTATTCGGTCTGGAGAATTTGATAAGGTAAGAGATGAAAACGGAAAGCTCATCAAGAAACGTGGCGTCTTAGGCAAATTGGTGGTACTGTATCAACCAACGGCTAAGCTTCTGGATTCTTTACATCGCCAAGGATTGCTAAAAGATGGATCGACGTGAAAAATTAATTGCTTCTGTGATTGGTCCAGAGCTGGACGAAACAAAAGCCAAGATGCTTGACGCCACCATCAAGCTGGTTCTTGGTGATATGGGGCAACAATACTGCAAGATGTGGGAGGTTGAAGGCCCTGGCGTGATGGTGTTTCAACCACGGAACAAAGAACGGTCTATGTTCTTTTGGACCCTAAAAGAAATCCATGCAGCACAAGAGGAGTGTGAGCGGGATAACAACGGTGATCTTGCCGAGACGTTTAGACGCATCCTTGGGGCGGCACAAAAGATTGATCCGGTAGAAAAAGCTGGTTACGTCATCAATGATGATGAGGGCATGCGCTATTTCGAGATTGATTACAACCGAGCATCTGAATAATGGCTGAAAAAGGACTGCGTGGTGTTGCAGCACGTAATGAAGGCGCTGAACTGATCACCAATAAAGACTTGGTTCTTGCTGCCAATGAACTGATGGGTGGCATCACGCTTGATGTGGCTAGTTCCAAGGTTGCTAATGAGTACATAGCAGCAGAGAATTATTACACACCAACGGATGATGGGTTAAATGCTCAACAGTGGTACGGAAGTTGTTATTTGTTTCCACCAGCGGGCGCATACTTCTGGGATAAAAAGCACGAAAAGTGGAAGATGACAAGGGCATCGTCACTGACGTTGACGTCCTCCCATGCCGTTTGGTTCCGGCGAATGTACCATGCGTGGCTTGCCAAGGAGATAGAGCAAGGTCTTTATTTCAGCAACTGCCCTGACATGATTCGTTATGAGCCCAAGATCTTTAAATTCCCGATGTGCATTCTGAGAAGTGCACCTTATGTCCTGTGCCATAAAGATGGGGAGGTCAACAAAAAACGTACGTGCACCTCATTTGTTGTCTACCTGCCTCCACAGGATACGTCGATTGATGCAGTGGATGATTTCGTGAAGATCTACGGAGAAAGAGGACACCTTCTTGTGTGATCTCTGTATACTGAAGGACGATTACAAGGATTTATGAGCGTCCTGGCCGACTGGGAGATCAAAGAACTCGCAGAAAACGAGCAGATGATCGAACCTTTTGTTGATCACTTGATCAATAAAGAAGATGGACGTAAACTTCTGAGTTATGGACTTAGCTCTTACGGTTACGACATCCGGTTATCTCCTGCACAATGCTTAATTTTTGGTAAGGTCCAGGCTGGGGACTGCGATCCAAAGAACTTTGATCCTGATATCCTGAAACCAGCTGATCTGCTGGAGGATGAACGCGGTCAATACTTCTTGCTTCCTCCGTATGGCTATTGTCTTGGTGTTGCCCAAGAACGTCTAAAACTTCCTCGTGATGTCACCGTTGTTGCTGTAGGTAAATCTACTTATGCACGTTCAGGTATCCTGGTCAACATTACGCCAGCTGAAAGTGGATGGGAAGGTTACCTAACGCTTGAAATCAGTAATTGCACTGGGCTCTTCAATCGCATCTATGCAAATGAAGGGATCACGCAACTACTGTTCTATCGTGGTAATCCATGCCACACAACGTACCAAGACCGGAAAGGTAAGTACCAAGACCAACCAAACAACGTGGTTTTCTCTCAGGTTTAATTAGCCAAAAGAATCAAGCCAATTATAAGGTTTGCCCGAATTTTTCTCTGGCTTACCTGCATAGCCTACAGATCCAGAACGCCCTCCTGATTCTCCCATAGACGGTGTTTGTACACCACCGAAGGGAGGGCCGAAAGATCGCGCATTTACTAAATAAGAATTTCTTGGTGTTTCTCCGTTATTTGTATATTCTTTTAAATCGCTTGCAATTTTAAATTTGCCCGCAGCTTTGGCTGATTTAATAAATTTTTCAGCTCTTCTTTCATTTATTACGTCTCCTTCTCGTGTGTAAGATGGGCGCTCTGGCCAAGATCCAGGAGTAACTGTTGGCTCATCTGCCTTGCGTTCATATAATTTATCCTTTTCACTGCCATAACGCAAATCCGTATTGTAGTCCGAGCCTGGGTTAAGGTCTGATACCTCAGCTCCAGAGGTACCAGAGTCAACACCTGGATCGTAAGTAGGTCTAAATCGGTTAGCCATCTTAATATTGTAGAAGCAGTAAATCAATTAGTTCCGTGATGCATTCCGCCGCAGGATTCCTAGATGCGTTTGTTCAAGACGAAGTAAAGTGCCGCTGTCTTGATGAAGAAGATTTTGGTGCGCCTCTCGATAACGCAGAGAATGACGTTCCGCTCTATGATATGTTCAACCGTGGTTTGGTTGCATGCGAACAGGGGCTAGAGAGAAATCCATTGAATCTCGAGGGACAACGGCCTGGAATGACGGGTTATATCCCCTCAATGGAGCAGGGTTTGGCGATGGGAGCCTCTCCGAAACCAAAGACTCTGGTGTTGGAACTGGAGGAACCGGACGAGAAGGAGCAGATGCTCTCAGCAAAACGTCGTGGTTTGCTCCGGTAGAAGAAATGAGTGACTGTCCTGGTGGCATCTGTCCTGTGCCTTGGGCTACCAAAGAGGAAACCCCTATTATCCAAAAGGATGTGGTTAATCACCCGCCTCATTACACTGATGGTGGAAGTATCGAATGCATTGAAGCAATCGAGTCCGCATTAACAGACGAAGAGTATCGCGGATATCTGAAAGGAAATATCCAAAAGTACGTATGGCGTGAAAAACATAAAGGCGGTACAGAATCACTGAAAAAAGCTCAGTGGTATCTGGACCGCCTCATTCAACTAGACGAAGCTCAGAAAGGCTGAAGTTCATCGTCATCATCCTCGTCGTCGCAATAACCACATGCGGCGGCGAGTTCAGCTAATTCGAGGTCGGTTGGATGATCCCAATCGATCTCAATATTTTCTGCTGCCATGATGTCTTTAATGGCGTGCCACTCCATCAAACGTTGATGGTACAGGCTTAACAAAGCAAAACGCAGCTCTTCCCACGTCATCTCTTCAGACTGGAGTTCAGCTTTACGCATGGCAAATTGAAGCTCAAGAGGAAGTTCAAACTCCCGTGGCTCGACTGAACGCTCCATTCCACTCTGCATTTGCTAGTTGCAATTATTCTAATGCTAGCCGTTGAATATCAGATCGACGGACTCGTCACTGAAGTCGGTCCATGGATCGTCGTCGATACGAAAACTATTGGCAAACTCAGACAGGATATAAGGATTGATGCGCTCCTCCAAGGCCCGGATTGCACGCACCTCATGGGGAGCAGCACTGTAATGACGGAAGGCGGTTAACAGGACTTCGGTGGAAGCCCAGGGGCTGGTGTCCACATCACGGAGAAAAAGACCCATCTCTTCTCTTCTGCGTTCCAGGAGACCGCCAACGACCTTGTGGTTTTGATCAAAGATCCAACGACTCATCTCCGTGGTGGCACTGGCAAAATCTTCTGCTTCCACATGATCAATGATGTGGCTGTACAAGAAGGACTCCCAGCCAACCGAATGAATGAACGAGACTAGAGCCTGGCGCATGTTGTCGTCAAGCCCTAGGTTCTGCCGCTGGAGCTGGGACTCAATGACGTTGACCTCATGGAAGAGGTACTCAAGAGCTTTCTCTTGGCTGCAACGCTGACCTTGCTTGACGGGAGAACCATCGGGATAGAACTGAGTCCCAAACCCGATGGTGTATGGCTCTGCACCAGTGTGCGGATCTGGGTATGCCTTTTCATTAAACCCTTCGTATTTACGAATGAGATTAATGGCACGCGAAAGATCCGACATGGAGGTAACTATAATTACCTCCAATCATACACAAATTATTTACCCTGACCGCGACTAAGTTTACGGCCATGATTAGGTAAAGAATTACGCCCCTGACCTTGACGTGTTTTCTTGGGCTTGGACTCAAGTCGGACTGTGGTTGATTTGGGTTTTGCCATAGTTGTTACCAGTTGTAATTACACGCCCACCATCCGGGAGTCAGTTTGTCCTTCTTCTCGGAGCAGTTGTGACGCGCTTTAAAGTTAGCACGTCTTCCCTCGTCTTTGTGCTGGAGGTAGTCTTCATAACCCCTGGCACCAAAACGTACAATTTTTTCTTCTCCGCCTTGACACGCTTTCACAACATATTTATGCTTATCTCCCTTGGGAGCCCTTTGAGGCTTATTGCATTTCATGTTTTCTTTCTTGTACCTACCAGCAGCTGATGCTGCTTTACGTGCTTTGTCTGACATGTGTATTAACCAAAGAGCGATCCAAATCCACCACCTGATCCCATATTAAAATAGGAAGGCGCACCTTCATCTTCTTCGTCCGTAAAGTACTTGAAGTAATTTGATCGTGTTGGTACGTACGTTTCTTTTTTCTTTGTTGAATTATCTGTAAACATCTTGTCTAAAGAACCAATAGCAGCAAAGGGATCAGAAAAATCAGGCATACTAAAACCAAGAAGATCTTGTACACCACCTTTCTTCTTTAACTGAGAACTGCTATAAGTAAGTCCTTTATCTTCTTCTGTAGCATCAGGGAAAAACTCTGTATAAAACTCTGATTCACTTCCTCCGTATCCTGCTTTTTTAAAGACATTGAATAGAGCACTTCCTCCTGCTTGTGGTTTTATTTGTTCATCTGTGTCTCTTTGAATGTACCCAAAACCAAGTTTTTCTTGCGTTGGTTTAATAGACTGTTCATTCAGTTGACGGATCTGCTCTCTAACCTGAAGCGCTGGATCGGTGCGTAAAACTTGCGACAAGGCATCTTTAACTTCTTCCACAGGATCTTCTTTTTCGCTAACGCCCAGCTCTTTAAGCCGTGTTCTTAAATCTGCCGGTAGGTTCTGTAAATTCATCTTGGCTACCAACTCGCTAGCCTTCGCGTCCGCTGTTACAAACGGGGTAAAAACAGAGTTGATATAAGTGCCTTGTTGTTTTTCCAGGGCTTTTGCCAAGTCTGTGTTAATAAACTTCTGTAAATCTGCACCTGTATAAGAGTCTGCAACAGGATCATAACCCTTGTCTTTACCAATAATCTCGTAATGTAAACGCGCAAAATCGTCTGTGTTATTTTCAATGTCCAGGCCATATTCGTAAGCTAATTCTTTCCATGTTTTCCCTTCTTTCTCAACGAGTGCATTTGGATCTAACTGAGCTAACTCTTCTTTTTGCTTGCTGTACAGAGTTGCTTTCTCTACTTTGTCAGACCCGGTAAGCAATGTCGGATTTCTATAGAAAGCTGGATCAAACTCTCTTGTTATTGGCGTTGTCCCTAATGAATCAATATAAGTTCTTGCTTGTCGTTCTGCGTAGTCTTTCAGGGCACTAGATGCCAGCTGCGTTTGTAAAACGTTTTGCTCTTCTTCTTTCACATCCATGTAGCTAACAAACTCGCTGATCGATTTAGAAGTATCAAAACGAGGCTTCAGGTAATCTTGTACAAAAGCTTGACCAAGTTTTTTTAACTCTTCAATCCGTTGCGTTTCTTCTGGAGATATGTTTGTTCCTTCTAATTTTTTAAGGGTGTCAAGATCTTGATAGCGCTTCGAGATTGTGTCATCAAACCACTTTTGCCAGTTGTACTGAACAGAGGACCCAATACCTAACGCTTTATCTAACCGATCTGATAGTGTTTTTTCCTGCGTGGATCCTTTATTTGTTCCAACAAATCCTCCAAAACCAATATCACCCATGATGGAGTTTTTAATACTCTCCTTCATGTCTGTTACTTCAGACAATCCCATGCCTTGAAGCATGGAAAAACTTTGTTGTTTCTTTAATGCTTTCTGGTATTCGTTAAGTGTTTGCTTGAGGGCATCTGCTGAAAGGTTTTTAAAAACCTCCTCTCCTTTGGCGTTGACGTAATTATTTGCAGCTTGCTTTGCCCACGATAGCTGTCCCTGTGGGGCATCCAAAAGAGCGCTTCGTAAAATCTGACGCTCTAGATCAGTAGGTGCCCGAAGAGTTTCTTTATAAGTCGTGAGTTGTTTTTTTGGCTTTTCTTCAACAGGTACTTGTGTTTCTTTTGGAAATTCAAGTTCTGTTGTTGTTGTTTCTTTAGGGCTATTGAGCTTATTGAGAATGCTTAAAAAATCACTATACTGCTGCTTAAATGTTGTCATGATACTTGTCTATGTTCTTGCAGATCAATGACCGTAAAGTCAACAGGTTTCATCCAGGCTTTTATTCTATCTAACTTTGCTTGCGTAAAAAACGATTGTTGTTGATACCAGGTTTCCATTTCGGTTGATGCCTTATTCGCATTGCATCTGGCACAAGCAGGAACCAAGTTATGACGATTAGAGCAGCCAGATCTAAAACGTGGTACGATGTGGTCCAGACTTGTTGCGTCTGCATCGCAATAACCACACTTATGGTCCCAAGCTTGGTATATACTTTCTCTAAAACGTTTCTTGGCAAGTTTTGGTGTTAATTCAACTAGCAGGGCGAGAGGCTCGTGCTGGCTGCAAAACATGCTCTTTGGTTGCCGTTAATTCATTCTAATTTCCCCATACGGTTTCCAGTTCCAAACAAAGAGATAAAACCTTTCTTAAGAGCCTTGACCGGGTCTTGACTCCAGGTAAGGTATATGTGTAACCACCGCCACATCAATGGCTAAGCACCCTGGCTGGGTCTCTGCTCAGCAAATCGAAGAACTCCTGGGCATCGACCGCAAGACGCTCTTCAAGTACCGCGATGACGGCACCCTGAAGCTTGGCCCACATTACGCGGCATTCCCGGAGACCCGTTCCAGGGACAGCTATCGCTGGAATGTGACAGCCGTCAGAAAACACCTGCAAAAGCAGGGTATGATGCCGGTAGCCGCTTGATCTGCCTATAGTGATTCTTGCGCATTTTGTGAGCGAGGACTAGATCAGTAATGTTGAATTCAACATTCTGAAAAGCCATTGCCTCATACATGGACGAACTGATGGACGGCAAACAGCTCTGCAAATCGCGGGGCTGTTTTTCTTTTAGACCAAACAAGAAAACCCACTGTGGATGGAGTGGGCGTACAAGTCGCTTTTTACCAGGGACAGAAATGGAAAGATCTGGTCCCCAGTCAAGGTCAGCTAAGTCTTCTGGCTTGATGCCATAGGTGGCGACCATGCCGTAAAGCCAAGCAATGTCTTTTGTTTTTCTACTGGATGCTAAGCGGAAATACTCATCCACAATCCGCTGATCCAGGGGCGGTTGGTGGGTCATGTGCTGTATGAGCCAAGTACCCGTACCATATCGAACGGTGGGACTAGCTCGTAAAGGATAAAGAAAACCTTGATAAGTCTCGTGAGACTTAATTCAAGTATACATGAATTGTTATGGCTTGTAAGGTTGTCCGTTCTTATCAAACATCGTGAAACCTTGCATGACAATGAATTGAGTAGGCACATTAAACAGTTTTTGCATCATTGGCATCATCATTGGTGATTGACAGTTATAAGGTGGTACATCCATTTGAGACAGTGAAAACCGATTCAGATTAACTGCGTCCATATCTTTTTGCTCACTTTCTGTTTGGTCAACAAGTTTTTGTTCCCATGCAGCCATGCTTCCTATGCCAACAGGAAAATCAGATGGTTCGGGCGGAAATGTATTGTCGGCAAACTTAAGAGCGTAAATGTGTTTGCAATAGCGCAGCTCATCAAGCAGCGGTTCCCAGTTATCAGTTAAAGATGTGACAATACCTTGCTCGCTTTTGTAGTCTTCATAGGAAGGCATGCCATCTGCCGTTGTTCCTGGTATAGCGGGCGTTCCAGTTTTCCTCGTATATGTTGCGCCAAAATCTCTGTAAACACCAGGGTTATCTCGTGTAGCTTGACGATCAACGGTAGATGGAGCGACATCAAAAGGAAGGGTAAAACCACTAGGCGCATAAACCGTCATCTGTCTATTCACAGATGCAACAGTCATGGCACTGTTATTTAATACACCTGCCAATGTTGTTTCTTCATAACGACCAGGCTTAATAGAAGAAGCGCCACTGCGTGGGTAGAGCTTCTTCATGGGTTTTGTGATGTCACGCATAAAAGCAAAATCACGGTGCGTAAAGTCTTGGCACGAGCAACAAAACCTTGCACCTGTAATGAGATAACGTCCAACCGTAAAAGGTTGAGGAGCAGGAGAGATGTATTCTTTATCCGGTGTTACCTGCACAGAACCGGACTTACGGAGTGTTAATACACCTGTCAGTGGATTTGTAGCAACCAAGACGGCCTGGGTGTAACCGTATCGTTTTTGTGTTTGTGGGTTGATCGTATCACGATCAATGATTTCACCATCGATATCAATGACACGATCTTCGAGGATCTCACTGTTCAGTGGTGTTAAGCCATTCGGCACCCCTGGAACAGCAACAAAAAAAGGCGGAGGAAGTGGATTGCCTGCGCTCCAGGAACCAGCAAGCTTTACATACCAGTAGTTTGCATCCTCTGTAATTGATTCAACAAACAGTTTTTGATTTGTGATTGGGTCTTTTAGTTTGTCGCTACGCATTGAACCGGCATATCGCCAGCCTGCCCAATGCATTCCCATCTCTTTGTTCTTGGTCGGGAACCCTACAAAAGTCCCTGATACGGTTGGAGATGGATTGACAACAGAACTTGGCGTACCAGAAGGAACAGGAATCTGGTATTGAAAAGGATAGTTATAGCCGTTGTCGTAGAAGGTAGCAGTAGCTAATTCATAGCCACGTCGCCAGCGAGACCAAGCTGATTCCCTGTTTGCCGAATAGATGGAATCTGGGACTGAACCTTTGGAGAACTCAGTCGTAATCGGTTTAACCGGCCTCGGATCAAAGACTTCAGACCGGTTGAAATTACCAAAAGAGCTTCCACTCTTTTTGGCCATGATCAGAAGAATCCGCCTTGAGCAGTGATGTGTACGCCAGGGGTATAGCCAGAGATGTTGGGTCCATCAGGAAATACACCCACGTAAATACGGTCGCCGCGCTCCAGGTAGATACCCTTATTCCGCAGTGGTGCAGTGGAACCTAGACCTGTGGTATTACCTGCTTGCGCCATAGGAGCTGCCAGTTGCGGCATCACGTCCGAGCAGTCGACAGTACCGCTGTTAGCGGGGAGAGTCTTTGCAAACAACACACGGTAGTCACCAGAGGCTGGGATGGGGACGGTCGTACCACGAGTCTGGTAGAAGACAAAGGTTACTGCTGGCTGATAACCGTAAGCAACACCGTTGTATGCAAAGCCACTGGAGGTACCACCGGAGTACACCAGTGCGGTATTAACGCCTGTAAGAGTGGTTGCCCCTGTGTAAGTGTAATAGCCGTAACCACTGCCAGGAGCGGTGGCTAGGACCCCAGTGGCAGCAACAAACACAATCTGACCACTGACAAGAGATATAACAGTACCAGAAGTCGTTGCATTGATGGTGTAATCTGGGTCACGATAGAAGTCATTACGACTGATAGTAATGGAATCAACAACGCCGCCACTATTGTTATCTTCTTGCAGAGCAGCGTCCATATCCACCAAGATCGATGGAGCTTGTCCGCCTTGCACAAAGAGAGTATTGGCAGTAGAACTACCAACAGTTTGAGTCGTTACCCGAACCGAATCAAATAACGGCCGGTCAATAAGCAGGGGTTGCTTGTTGGTACTAGTTGACGACAATGTTCTACTGCGCGTTTACTGATTCGTCAATTCTAACGCGGTTTAACCATATGGACTCATGTTAAGCAACATTTGAAATGGATTCATGGCAAGAGGTTGTGCAGGCGTCAAAAGCTGCCCCATCAACTCTTGTTTTAACAGATCGGCAACAGATACATCTTTTGGTTTACTGCCCTCCATTGCCGATAAGAAGCCCTGGAGGAAACCGGTAGAAGATGTTTCCTGCCCAGTAGTTGCTCCTTGTGCTTGTTCACCGGAGAGAGGTTGCCTTCCTTGTTGATAAGTTTTCTGTAATTCAGAGTAACTTTTAACGGGCTGACCGTAATAACTCTTGCCTTCTTTCGTGGGAAGTGACGCCCACTCAGGGGCAAGAGCAGCAACAAACTCAGGTGTTAAACCTTGTTTCTGTAAATAAGAAAGGCCGCCAAGACCCATGGTACGTTGGCGTGCAAGATCAAGCGCGGCAATGTCTTGCTCAACTGGACCAAATGATCCAAGTCCTAATTTCTTTTGTTGTGCTTGCCAGGTGGGCGTAAGGAATTGATAAGCACCCGCAGCGGTGCTCCTTCCTTTCATTACTTTATCTGGATGCTGCTTGAGATCAGGCGCAAGCGATCCACCAAACATGACTCGATATGAGTCTTGTCCACCACGTTCTGTTCCTTCCGCAAAACGCAACATACGCAAAAGACCTTGCGCTTCCGGCGTTTGTCTAAACTTTTCGTAAAAGGAACGATCTGCCATGGTGTTATGCTCCTACCCAATTTGAACTTGCTCTAAGACCAGGGATAAAAACAGCTTGTAATGCAACAACAAGACTGAGTTTGGTCGTAAGGCGTCTAACAAAATTGGGACAAAGGATCATGGTTTTAAAGCAACAACACTGGCCCCCATGAATCAAAGATTCGTGTCCAGTAGGTTGGGCTTACATGCAAAGCAATGCCAAGGTTTTATTTCTTGACTAACTTAAGAAGCTCTTCAAACTTGGCAGCGTCCATCACGTTAGGCTGACCAAATACAGATGTTGCTGCTGTACCAAGGGGAGCTGCACCTAAGCCTGATAACTCAGATGTCGGTTTAATCGTGGAGTAAGGGGGAGGCGTCTGTGCTCCAGGGGCAAGATTAGAGGTTACACCAAAGCCTGTGGAGTAACCAGCGCCTGTCGGTAAGCCAGGAACTTGTGTTGGGAAGCCTTGTGGTGTTGGTACAAGTTGTTCGGCCATACCAAAGCCTTGTCCTGCGCGCGCCATGTTACCGGCAAGAGTGCCTTGAATAGCTTCGTAACCAGACTGTCCGGCCTTGACTTTGGCGGCAAGTTTAGGATTGGCTTTTGCCCACATCTGCATGCCGATATCTTCTGCCGACCGAACCAGTTCAGGTGTAGCGCCAGGGGCAACAGCTTTCTGACGAGCAGCTTCGTAACGCTGAAGTTCGGGATCTTGGGCAGTCAGTTGAGCAACACGAGATGCTTCTGCTTGATAAGCACGTTCGGCGGCTGGTGAGCCACCTCCTAAGCGCGCTGAATAATCAGTATTTGCTCCGGGAATATCGCGACCTGTTTGATATTCTTGAAAACGACGAGACCGTTCAGCTGGGTGTCTAAGTCTGGATTCAATAGCATAATCTGAACGCAAGAACTCGGGATTAACAACAGGACGTTGCTGAATAGGTACATTAACCCCGCGAACTCGGTTTTTATAGTTCGTGACACCTTGCCCAAAACCCTGGAGAAGTTGCGAAAGAGATCTTCCTCCTGCAGCGGATTGTGTAGCCCTAATCAGATCTTCGATCATAATTACCTCCAAACCTCATGTAAATAGATACGAGAACCAACAGCTTCCCTGATTAAGAACATTCTAAATCAAGACACGCAAATTCCCGATAGAAAAGCTTTTTGGCATCCCGCGCCGCTTTCTTTGCCTCTTCTTCCGTTTGAAAATTACCAACCGTAATACGTTTACCTTCAAGAGTCACTCTAACTCTATATAGCCCCGTGTCTTTCCTTTGTGAATAACCTGCAAATATTTGATTAACTGCATTCTGCGGACGCGTTGCAAGTCTTAAATTCTTCCAGGTATTGTCTTGAGGGTTTCTGTTTTTATGCTCGACAAATAAATCGCCAGGATCTTCTTTTGTCATTAAAACCCAAATGACACGGCTTAAATAGAAGTTTCTATTTTTATGTGTTATTGTCCAAACCAGTCTCTTGCCTCGTTTTCGTAAATTTCCAACAGGTTTCCCTATCCGTTTAGCGTCTGAATTGCAGCGTTTTTTCTTTAGTACTACAATTCCCGTTTCAGGATCATACTTGTAATATGTGTTCAGCTCTTCAAAGGGAGGCAGTGAATCCCATTGAGAAGCCATGGCACGAGTAACAAAAGCACCTGTATACTAGCGCCAAAGCTCGTGCAGGTAAAGACGTGTGCCTACTGAAACGTCCGCTGGTCCTGGAAGACTCTGTATAAATTCAGCACCAGAGCGTTCGTAACGGTATCTGGCTTGGAACGGATCCTTGTAGTTGGGAACGTAAAGGATGCCGGCTAAACGGTTGGTTTCGTAGAGATAAATCTCATCCCAAACCTTAAGTGCCTCTTTGGCATTACTGGATCTGATCGTACGATCAACGTCACCAGCAATGTTTTCGATGCGTGTAGAGGGTGAAGTAGCTACTTCAGTCCTCTTTTCAGCAGTGTCGCAACGTCCAATTTGGATAGCAATTTTGTCATAGAAGTATGAATCCGGAACGGTGTTCATGGCTTCTTCAAGTCGGGCATAGTCACCCGCCGGCACGGAAACCGTGAAGTAGCCTAGGTGATACCTGACTCTACTCTTGTCAAAATCGCTGAGCTGCACAGCTTATTTCCGTATGTTCTCAATTATAAATGCAGTGAATTAAACAGCATACTGTTGAGACGCCATCGAAAGAAGCTGTTCAAACATATTATCTTGCTGTGGTTGTATTAATTGTTGGACAAGTTGACGTTTCATTTTTGTTGCACTACTTTCTTTGGGCTCACCCGCAAAACCAGTGCCAAGCAAGTAACCCATTAAAAACTCTTTAGGATCTGTACCAGCACCAGAGGGGTCGGCTACTTTAGTGCCCGTTAAATCGGCAGCTTCGCCCAAGGACTGCATATGTCCCAAACGAATCTTGTATTTATTATCTCCTGTAGTAAACGTAGACAGGTTTCCGTAAGCGCCTTGGTTTGCTAAAGGAACATATTTGCCCGCTCCTTCATAAAAGACTGGCGTTCCCTCTGGTAGCGCCCAATCCTCACCTTGGTGTTGACGACCTCCACGGGGGCCGAATTTAGAAGTAACTGTAATGCCAGCCTCTGGATTAAAGGCAAATTTACCTTCTGGAGTTTGAAGTAAAGCCGGAACTCTTTTTTCGCCAATACGTAGACCAGCAAGAGGAGTACGTATTGTTTCCGGATTTATAAGAGAGCCTGTTGCAAGATCTTCTACTTCAACATGTAAATGCGGACCAGTTGATCTACCAGTAGAACCAACACGTCCTTTAAACGTAATGCCAGCCATATTACTGTTTATTTTTAATTGTAAGACTAAAAAACCCCTGGTTTCCCAGGGGCCTAGTGTGGAGATAAGTAATCAAACCCTGATCAGGTCAGCGGCGATGACGGCCTCCCAATCAACCCGACCGATTTTCTTTAACTGTTCGAGATTGTTAAACCTTTCACCCGATAAGGACATTTGAAGATCTTTAATCTCTCGGGCTGTTTTCAATCCAATACCCTTAATATGATCAGCGATCATTTGAGCGGTAGCTGAATTGATATTCAAACGGTTGTCCGGGGGGAAGGTCCGTGGCTCTTCCTGCGCAGCTTTATCTTTTACCTGAAGCGTTTTTACCGTTTTGGTAGCAGCTTCATCAGGTGTAAGTTCAGTCTTGTATGCGGTATAAAGGCGACCGTCCTGATCTTCGACCATGAACCAATCGCCGTTATCCCATTCGCTTACAATCTTGACTCTTGCACCTGTTTTCTTGTGCTGATAAAGCAGTGCTGCAGTGGTTGACATAAGACCAGTTATTCACTGGTCTTAGTTTAACCTAATCAGCTAACAGTGCGGCCCAGGAGGTAGCCATCGATATCTTCGTAGCCAGGTGCCACGTCAGGTTGGACGTAGCAGCACTCAACCACCAGATAACCAGTACGGCCACCAGTTGCATCACCACTGGAGATGTAGAAACCACCGGAAGTAGCGGTGCTATTAGCAGTTTCTTTCGCAAACACCTTCAGGGTGGTGGCGGCGGTAGCAGCATAGTTCACGTTACCGGCGGTCACACCGGCAGCACCGGATGCAATCAGGAACGGATTGGTGCTGTAAGCAGCGGTACCAGCAGCGAAGAAGATCTCACCAGCTTGGGTACCAGACACGGTGGAAGCCAGGTTAGCCTGGATCACACCTTCACCGATACCAGAGGCAGCGGTGGGGCTACCACTGTTGCTGCGACCGAAGGAGATCACGTTACCGGTGGCGGCATACACACCGGAAGCAACACGACCATCACCCCAGCCAGAAGCAACGGAGATGGTGGCGCGATAAACATAAGCAGGCAGGGTGCTGCTACCAGAGATCACCATGCCGGTGATGTCGGGGCGAGTGTCGTCCTGGCGGTAAGGGGAAGGAACGATCACATCGGCTGCAGCCACGGGACCGCTACCGGAAGTTGCGGTAACAGGCACGTAACCACGCTGCTGGAAGTAGCGATAGCCAGGGACAGCCAGCACCGAAGTAGGGCCACCCTTGGAACCATCAACACTACCGCTGTCGTCGGTATCAATGTTCTTGTACCAACCGTTCAGAGGCTCTGCCCAGTTACCTGGGTAGATTTTTTTAGCGGACAAATAGGTCATTTATCTTTTCCTATATTTGGATTTATGGTTTGTTATCAGACAGTGCCGTCGTCAGACACGAAGCTGTAAGCAGTGGTCACGAAGTCCTTATTCAGGATCTCGAAGCCAGCGTACAGTTGCCAGATCAGGATGATGAAGCGGCTGAAGTCATCGTTGTTGTTGATGAGCACTTGAGCGTTAGGACCGCCGATACCCACACCGATGGACTGAGGACCGAAGAAGTAACCTTGAGCAGCTTCTTGAGCACTGTAGCTGGAGCCACCGTTGAAGGAGGCTTGCACAGTTTTGGTCGGGAAGTTGGTCGACTCGAAGAACTTAACGCCTTCAAACTGAACGCCGGTCGGCATCACAGGCTCACCAGCCAGGAAGTAACCCTGACCAGCTTGGGGACCCATGTAGAAGCTGGCGTTGTTAGGCATCATGGGGTTACCCATGTACATGCCTTGACCAGGGTTGCCGCTGTAACGAGCAATCTCACGGAAGTCGGCGTCACGACGCAGGTGCATCATGAAGGTGGGATCGCAGATGCAGCGATACAGACCATCAGCGAAGGTCGGAACGTTACGCTTGCGCAGATCCTTAACAATGGTCAGCAGGTCGGTCTTCACCTGGAACTGCTGAACTTCGTTGCCGTACTCAGT